AAATGATAATCGAAAAGTCATTTTGTCAGACCTTTTGCTTTTTCAAAAGTACGAAGGCCACCGAGCCCCAACATACCAAGCAACACGGTCATCAAACTTTCCATATCAAAAGCGGGTAACTCTGGCGGGACAACTCCTGCATAAGCAAACCCAAAAGTTAGCATCGGAACAATTACAAAATGCCATATCATGGCAAAAGAAAGACCCCAACCTAAAAAAGGTCTCCAGCCAGCAATGAAAACACTGCGATGCTGCGCTTCCATTTTGTTTATTTCTAACTGACCCATATTAGCTTCATGAGCCTGCTTTTCTGCCATGGTGGCTATTTCATGAGCCAACTTAGCTTTTTCATCCGCATCAGGGATAAATTTATCTAAAAGTCCTGTAACTGGACCAATCAACGATTGCAACATAGGCACCTCCTGCGATTTGCCGCATTTTATCTTATACCGAAACGAAAAAATAATAAAGGCAGAAAAATTAATCGTCTGATATTGGACGTGTGGGGTCCCGGAATTTAATTTTTGTGCCTGCGTCTGCGGTAGGTATTTGTCTTATGCGGCAATATGTTTTGAAATAAGGGTTTTGCCCAAAAATAAAATTGTTCGTGCCTACGTTTTGGGTATTGAGTGCATTTGAATATTCAACGCAAGACGTTAACTCGCGGAAGTAAAACTCTTCACCGGTGGGTTGATTGCGTTCTAAAACAATTAGAACGAAGATCATCATCGTGTCGATTATAATCTCCGTTTTTTGGTCAACGCTTGAGTTTTAGGTGCTTCCGGCGCAACAAGAGCCCACGTCAAAACTTCTAAAGGTCGTTGCCACGCTGTGCCAAGAATGTAGGAGCCGCGGTTTCTTATGTATATCATGGCCCCGTAACCACATTTACCTTGGTTGTGATTAAGCCAATCCTGCGCGACCCGAAATCTTTTTGATGGTGGTTGAACGTCTGCTAATAAGACGAACTCCCTCAAGTCACAATCTAATCTTGGTTCTGCTGGATTAAAATATTTATGAGCTGTTGCAACTTCTGGTCGCTGGCTTTCGCGGTTTCCTCCATTGCTGCGAGGTTTTTTGTTATTGCCTGTATCGCCTGCTCATTTAATTTTGTGCTTGTTCCGTTTTCCTCCGCTTTAGCCGCTGTTTCTCTTACTTTCGCTTCAAGTTTAACAACTTCTTCCTTGGTAGCTTCGGCATTGGCGGTAACAGTTCCGTAGGAAACAGCTATTGTCAGTGCGCCAATTAAGAGAGGGAGCGCCCACGTAGGGACCTTTATATGTGTTTCAGACATAAAATTACTCCTTATAAAATATCATTATACACATTTTTTTATTTACGCGACATCCATGCTGAAACACCCATGTAGCTCCCTACAATGCCTGCTATCGTAATAAAAAAAACATCAGATACATCTTTCAATAATTCTATACGACTGTCCGGTATAAAAGGCATGAACAACATTGCAGTAAAAACGGCACCTCCTATCATGGCAGACCGAGCAATGCGTAACTGTGCCATATGTTTTCTTGATTGATCTTCAAATTCTCGTATTTCTCTCGCACGGTCTATTTCTGTATCACTCACCACACCGTCATGATCTAAGTCATATTTTTCGTATTGTGATTTTTCTTCTAACTGCTTAACCATTTGACCCAAACCATGAGCAAAATGAAACCGCCTATAAATATAGATGTGGCCAAAAACCAGCCGAAATAATCCCAGTTTCTTGCAGCTTTTCGCCTTTTTTGAATTTCTGCTTCTCTTCTTTGTTTTCTTGCTTGCGCTAAAAACCTTTGCCAGTCATCCCACATTCCGGGGCGGCCATACAGTTTCATCATGGATTCTAGTTCTTTTTCCGTCTGTCTAATTTTCTCCAAAGCCATAAATTCTTCAAAATCGTTTTCGGTTTTCCCACCAAGTATCGCTAAAACACTTTTTTTCTTCTTGTTACCACGGCGTTGTAAATCCTCTTTGGCACCCACCATTTGTCCGATAGCGCCCATGGCGTCCGACAAATCTCGACCGTTAGCAATAAACTGCTTTACTACAGAAAAACCAGCATTGAATGCGGCAAGTTCAGCTATCAAATCGTGTTGCCCCCGTCTTTACATTATCCACCCCCAGCGAGTGAACCAATACCTCCTTGGGTTTCTGGTCTTCGGAAAGGGTTTACCCCAACGGGCATAGTTGGTTGTACACCAGTTAGTCCAAAACTACTAGGCGATCTTACATTTATAGGCATCGGAGGGCCCTGCATCGGGGGTTGACCACCGTCTACATTGACTCCCAAGTCTCCTACAACATAAGGGTCGGTTGTGCCTGATTCGTCTGTAGTGCCTGTACCCGTAGTCCCTGTACCCGTAGTTCCTGTACCCGTAGTTCCTGTACCCGTAGTCCCTGTACCCGTAGTTCCTGTACCTGTTGTGCCGACGGGCACTCGAATAACCTCACCATTAGGCAAGGTTATTAATTCAAATTCTGGCTCTTCGCCATTAAAATCATAATCTTGTCGTGTCCCTTCCCCACTACCAAGAGTAAAGGGGGGTATATATCCGGCACCTATTCCAGTCAAATCTAATCCTTCAGAAAAATCAACAAAAACATCTTCATTGCCAAGGTTGATATCTAAAGGATTGCTACCGGTGCCTGTATCGGGTGTAGTGCCGACAGCTTCATCTACGGCATCTTGCGGTAATCCGGGTATTGTATTCATGCCGGGTCCACGTCCTCCTCCGGGTCCACGTCCTCCTCCGGGTCCGGGTCCTTCTCTGGGCTCACCAAATAAAGGACCACCTGTTGTTCCTACTTGCATGGGTGGTTCTGAACCACCCTGACCTAATTCGGGATCACTATAAAGCGAGGGGTCAACCCCACCTTCTGAACCTCCAATATTTACATTTGATAAATCAAAACTACCGCCTAAGTCACCCAAGTCTCTAAGATCGTTGAGATTTAAACTTCCTCCTCCGGGCAACGGTATGGTGTCCGCTATGGTTTCAATACCAGACGGTGGTGTTGTAACTTGGACAGGCGGTGTTACTACGGGTTCCGGTGGCGCTTCCGGCAACGTTGCTATACCGCCAGTCGGAGGCGGTGGAGTGAACGTTCCTAGTTCAGGGTCACTGAATAAAGAAGGATCAATCTGTGGTGCTCCACCCCGTGCTGGTTCAAATGGAACTGGCCGCGGTGTAGGCACAGGCATTGGAACTGGGTCCGAAATGGGCGGCAACGTTGGCTCCGTCATCGGCACTTGAGTCATCGGCACCTGAGTCATGGGTGGCGGTGCTACCGGTGGTGGGGGTGGCGGCGTAGGAGGTGGTGGGGGTAAGGTTTCAACCATTGGTGGTGGTGCTACCGGCGGTGGCGGCGGTGGCGTCACATCGGGAATAGTTGTTGGTGTTGGCACAAACGGTGGTGGAACCGGTGGTACGTTTGGCTCTGCAATAATAGGTCCAGTTTCACCGGGCAAAACTTTGGGTCCGCCTCCTCCCGGCGCAGGCGGAACTGGCATCGGCGCGGGAATAGGTGTAGGTATGCTAGGAACTGGTGCGGGAGCCGGAACAGGGGCAGGTATGCTAGGAACTGGGGCAGGTGTAGGCACAGGTGCCGGTATGCTAGGAACTGGCCGAGGAGCCGGAACAGGTTCAGGCATAGGCATAGGGGCCGGTATGCTTGGTGCCGGTACAGGCATAGGCATAGGTACATTTGGCACAGGAACAGGGGGCACCGGTGGGGGTGGCAGCGGTATATTTGGCACAGGTGCCGGAGCAGGTATAGTCAAAATAGGATCAGGCAAGGGTGTAGGTAAAGGTAAAGGAGCTTGCTTTGGTGGACTTGGTTTGAAACGACCTCCGCCCAATCCTCTTGTAGGTTCAGTCATAAAACGTGAAAAATCGACCATCAAAAGACTCCTTGAAAACGTTGTGGCCGCGCAATCGGGCTAAAACCTTTTACGACTCCGCCACGTGCCATACGTTTGGCAGGCGTTTCTCCAGCCTTTGACAAAGCAATAGCAACTGCTTGGTTTTGTTCATAGCCCTCATCCATCAACTTTTTGATGTTTTGGCTTTTGGTTTTGTTGCTACTACCTTTCTTCAATGGCATATCAGCAACCTATGTAATCACCGCCCTTAACGGCAGCACCCATTCCACGGGCTGTAAGCTTCGAGCCTACTGGTTTACCATACTCCATGCGCTTATCTGAGTATGGCGCTTCGGCAGTCTTGCCGTAAGGTATACGGCCCTGCTTATCAATTTCTGCAAATTCTACTGGTTTTGGTCCGTCTTTTGGTGCGGAACCACCTACCTTAACTACACTTTTCATTTTAACCTCCTCGGTTTTTAAGTAGCTCACGCTGCATTGCAGCATCAATTCTAGCTTGTGTTTGTCGTTCTTGTGAATCCAATCGCTGGCCAAACTGTTGCGCCCTTGTTGCTTGGTTTTGCGCATCAAGTTGCACTTTAGCTTCGTCAATCGCTTGATCGGCTTGATCTGCCTGCGCCCTAATTTGTAGCTCTTGTTCTTTAAGCTGTACGAGAGGATCAGGTGCTCCAGCGCCGGACAATTGTCCAGACAGTTCTTTAACCTGCTGCAAGCCTTCGGCTACAAACTGTGCCGTCAACTTTTCAATCTCTAGCATTTCATCGTCTGTGGCAGGTTGACCACCTTTCTGTTGCATCTGTTGTAAGTAAGCGACAGCCGCTTGTTCTTTGGCCGCTATCTGTACGTGCTCCATGACGTGCTTTTGCAATGCCATAGCAACCGGAGGCATCGAACCCACCATGGGCGAGGACCCAAATACCAAGTGAGCAGTAATGTGTGCTTGATGGTTCTGCCCTTCAAAAGCATGTAACTGCAACATGTCTAAGGCATTTATGTTTTCTTGTGCAGGGTCGAGGGGCGTGGGTTCCTCATCTGGAACCGCTTTCATGATCCGATCTACATCGGTCACGCCCAAAGCTTCATACATATCTCTGAATACTTCAGCTAAGTTGTGGAGTTCTGGAGCTTGTGTAGCAAGCTGTAATTTGGTTTGCGCCATCACAATACGTTGTGCTTGGCTGAATACATTTGGATTACTGACAGGTACGACGTCTACACGATCATCAAAGTCACTTTGCATGATCCTTTCGTCACCACCCGGTACAGAATACGGATATCTTTGCGGCAGACTTTCAGACATCACACGTGCAAGAATCTTAAACTCTTGACGCATGGCATAATGTAATCGCTTATGCACTGCACTCATAACACGAGTGCCTTGTTCCATCATCGCAATAGTCGTGCCAACTGCTGCTTGCTGGTTACCATCACCAACTTTTAAATCTGTTATGGTTGCGAAACGCTGACCCGCTTGGACAACAAACCCAAGGAGATTGAATAATGTTTGGTCAGGCCCTTTAAACGGCAACGGCATAAGGCTATCGCGGATAGCCCCACCCGGAGCATCGACATCGCGAAACTCACCGGGCTGCAATGGATCGTCATCATCTCTGATCCGTAGTCCGCGAGCTTTGAAACCCGCAGGGAGGTTGGACAACGTGCCTGCATCGATCAACTGTCGCAGTGCCGCCGTAGCGGTCCTAGATAGGCCGCCAATCGTGTGTATCAAACCTAAACCGTAAAAGCCAAAGCCCGGTAAAAACTTAAAATGAGTGAAATATTGTATTTTTTTACGCAACTCATCTTCTTCGAGATAATTGCGTCTAATCGATAATATCTGGCCATTGTCTTCAGATATGGTTACTACATAAGGAATCTTGATTCCCGTAGGCTCACCTTCGTCATCTTTGTCCTCATAACCTTCAAGGTCCAAATCAACGTGGCATTCAAGAATTGTGCAGTCATAATCTATCTGATTCGGCTCTATGCCCTCTATACGGTCTAACTCGCCCTCTAAATCAGACATTTCTTTCTGCGCAGGTATTACCTCTACATCTAAATACACACCTGCAATCTGTCTCTTACGCAGATCATTAAGGGACATACGCACTACTTGTGTAATATTAGGGCATGTTTCGAGGTCCGCGGTCTCATAAGGAACCACCAAGTTTTCTACGGGTACAAACTTAGATACCGCTCTGCCCAAAGTTTCATCGAAGTATGTTTTCTTAAACGTTGAGCCCGCCAAAGGCAAATAAAACAACATCTGATCCATGTCAGGCGTGTATTCTTCCATCACATTTGTGATGTAATAATTCATAAACTGCCGTACACGGGACGCTTGCTGCGTCTTTGACACAGTTTCTTTGCCCATTACTACGGTGCGCACGGGCCCCGAAGCGGGTAATAATTCATTAAACGCTTGTGCTTGGAATTGTGTGGCAGCTTCAGCCAATAAAGGATGAGTCACACCGGAGGCTCCACGGAAAGGCTGTGTGCGCTCATCGTAAGTAAAGCCAAGAAGCTCTAATCCGTTTGTATAAGCATCTTCCCATTCTTGACGACTTGCTTTGTTTGCATCGAACTCTCCAAGCAAATCACTAGAAATACGGACCAGTTCTCTGTCCGGTATTTCTTCTGCTAAGTTCATGTAAAAATCGTCACTCTTACCGCGCTGATCCTGTGGATCAAAGTCGATAATGACTCCGCCATCATCCTCTGGCTTTATTTCGATAGAACCAACGTCAGTTGCTTCAATGTCAGCCATCACGACATTTGCACTATCTGGCAACTCAAGTTCTACTTCAGCAGCTAAATCGTCTGTGTCTAATTGTGATGGAACATCCATCAAGCCTGCATTTGGTTTACCATTTGCCATTGCCACTCCTATTTATCTGGGAGGAAATACCCGTATGAATCTCTTGGGAAATACAGGTCCATCCCTCCTTGGGGGCTCCTAAACTCGCGTTCATTCGCGGGCCGTCCCATAATTGCATCTAATTGCTGAAATATTTTAGCATCAACCATCCTTGAAAGTTGCTCTGGTGTTGCTTGAATACCAGCTTGTTTAAAAATAGATACCCCAACCGCATTGTTTCTTTTATCCATAGCACGATGTAACCGATTTGAAGTACCAATATCTTCGCCTAGATCGCCAACCTTCATCGCGGTCTTTGGTCCGTAGTCCGCGGCGACCATTGCAGTACCCAATGCGTGTCCACGGGCATCCGCCAGTTCTTGGGGGGTAGGTAGGTCCTCCCGTCCGGGCGGACGAGAAAATCGATTAGGACCCTCGATTGGGTCCTCAACTAGCGGATAGCCGTAGTCACTTGCAAGATTTTCAAAAAAGGTAGGGTTGTCACCGTAATAAGTTTCGCGGGCCGCGGAGCCCGGATTACCAGACATTCTTATTTCGGATTGTTTGTTTTTACTAAACTGTGCGCCCTCTGGGGGGTCTGCAAAAGGTGTATATTGTTCTGCAAAAAAAGTTGCTACACCACGTTCCTCAAAGTCTTGTGCTTCTGGCGGGGTTGTAGTATCTTCTATCACTACGGTAGCACCGCCGTCCTCGTAGTAGGACACGAATCCGCCCGCTCCAAGGTTTACCGCAGGACTATTCATTAGCAGGCCTTTCCATTTTTAAATTAATAATACAGTTTCACTGTAGCATGGTTTTCTTCATCTTCCCAGTCATCTGTTGGTAGTTGCACAAAATTTCCTTGTCTATAGCGCATAAGCGCCTGTGTCATACTATCAACCAAGTCATCATTTTCACCATTAGGAAAAGCTGCCACCTCTTCGATTAACTCGTCTGAGAAAGTCTCATCGGGGGCCCAAACCATCCCTGCCTCAAACAATGGTGATACACTATGTACTCTACTGACCTTATCGTTGCCACGACTAGGTGTGAAGTTAACAACAGGTATACCCATGTTGCGTAACTCGTGTGTTAACGGCATACCACTTGCTTTTGCTTCCACAATTACCGTGTCTGGTTCCCAAAATTTGTAATTATCAAGCGCAATTTGTTTTAACTCAGGAAAGTCCCACCGACCTTTCTTACTGTCCAATAAAATTAGATTTGGCCCTGATCCACCCTCGTTTGGATAAAATACGCCCCACGTGGTAATCGCCGAATAGTCCGCGGTCTCTCTTTTACTAAACGCTGTATCGTAACTTTGGATGACATATTCGAGTTGCGGAATCCTTTCTTGATCCCAAACACGCCACCACTCACGCTTAATGATGGCATTTTCTTCACCCGTAGGATTTTGTTGGTATTGAGCGTTCCACTTCGACGGTGGTATTGACGCTTTTACCGCGGTCAAATCATCCAAGCTCCAAAATTCTGGCCAACACGGAGTCCCATCTTCAAAAATCGCGGGCAACTCCACAACTTCCCATTGATCGGCCAAGTTATCTTTGGCCATCGCACGTAACAATTGACCCGTCATGTCCTTCTCAGACCACCTAGTCTGAACCAAAACAATACTGCCACCGGGTTGCAAACGCTGTCTTGGACCACCCGTATACCAATCCCACGCATCATCAAACCCAGAACTCGACATAGCAGTCTGCTCCGAGTGCGGATCGTCAATAATGACCAAATCACCACCACGACCCGCTAAGTTCGAGCCCACACCCACCGCATAGTACATTCCACCACGGTTCGTATCCCATCTGCCAGACGCTTTACTGTCTGCTGCCAGTTTTACTTCAGGAAATATCTCTCGAAACTCATCGCTTTCGATCAAGTTTTTTGTTTTACGGCCAAAATTTACTGCCAACTCTGTCGTGTGCGTTGCCTGAATGATCTTCTTGTTTGGCATTCGGCCCATGAACCACGCAGGAAAAAGATAGGACGCAAACTCAGACTTAGTGTGACGCGGTGCCATGTTGATTATCAAACGTTTCAACTCGCCACGAGCCACCCTTTCAAGCTTTTCTGCAATGATCCGGTGATGACGACCCGCGATAAAGTCAGGCCAAACAGTTTTTACGAAAGTTAAAAAATCATTTTGGCACTTTTCGTTTTTTTCAAGCTGCGCAAGCCGAAGCTCAAGCTTCAGTTTTTTCTCTTCCATCAAAGCATTTTGCGCTGCACTCATAGGGGTCCCTAGCTAATTTTTCACACGCAGTTTTCAATGTTTCACGTGAAACAATTCGAATGTTCCACGTGGAACATAGCACTAATTATATGCGATTTTAAACACAAATATAAGACAGTTAACACTGATTCAAAATAACTCATAAATATTCGCGAGAAACATGGCACAAGCCTGCGTAGCCTAAGCACCGGGCCGGGCGCAGCGGATCGCGCTCGTTGGCTGCCGATCTGCGCGACTTGACCCGATCACCGGGGGACCCTGCGCGATATTCCCGGCGGATGGATCACGGCCAGCGGCCAGCGGATCGAAGGCGACCGGCGGCGGATAACTGACACCGGCCACGGTTGACCGGGCGCGGGTTAATTTTTACCGGCTGGGGTCCGGGGACTGCGGCCAAATGCCCACGGCCTGCCGCCAACTGGGCACGGCCTGCCGCCATGGGTTCGCGGTCCGTAGGTTTTGGGAAGTGATCGGGGGGCATGGCCCGCCGTGTTTAACTGCGAAACACTGGGCAATAAAAAAGGCCGCACGGGGGCGGCCTTTTCTGGGTGGGGTTTACTTAGTCAAAGCGGGCGATTTTTGTTTCACGGGTTGCACGGTCACGAATTGCACATATACCGTAATGATAAACGAAGCACTCGAAACTTTCGAAGATAAAACGCGCCAGCGGTGCAAGTGCTGGGTCGTCGTCGTATTTGCTTTGATATGTCCCGTTGTGGTCGTCAACCGTTCCATCTAGTGGATACTGACCAAAGCCGCCAAACTGGTAGGCCTCGTCCATACCCGCCGCGATACTGTCCAGCGTTAACGGATCGGCTCCATAGGTCCCGCTTTCAATGCAAGCTTGACAGAAAAAATCGGGGATAATCCCGCAAGCTTCCGCCAATTGTTCAGGCGTTGCCCCGCCAATTTGCTCATCATTTGCTGGATTAAATTTGCGATCCAGTAACATATCCGACGGTCTAACTTTCAATTGAATTACATTTTCCATATTTAAATACTCCGTAGTTGAACGGGGGCGGAATTGCTCCCGTTATGCGATATTATAGGATAATATTTTAAAAAGTAAAACCCCAACAAAAAAGCCCGCACAATGGCGGGCTTTCGTTTTGCGCTGTCGCTGGGTTTATGCGGCTACTTTATCCAACAATGCGCCCGCTTTCCGTTCAATTTCTATTCGGCTGTCTTGGTGCGGGATATCTCGCGCTATTGCGGTAATTGCTTGCGCGGCATCCCATACTGTCTCAACCGGTCGGCCTTCTTCTTTTAAGTGTCTAGCGTTCGCGGCTTTCGCCATGCGTCCAGATAAACCGGCCCGCTTATTTAAAAATTCAAAACGGCTTTCGTCGTCGTGCGCAATCTTGGCGGCTTTCGCGGCTTGCACTCCCTCGATGAATGTCGAGGTTGCGCCATGCGCAAAACTTTCCAATGCTGGCCGCGCTTCCATAGCGAAACGATCCGGCGCAAATTTAGTGTGGCGTATTTTGATTTCTTGAAAATTTTCCACGCCCCACAAGTTGCGATTCATGCAAACGCCACGTAAGTACATCGCGGCAATGCCTGCCGTTTTACTTCCGGTTTCACTATTCCACGCATAGAAACCTCGAAACATTAAATCGGGCTCCCCGTTCGCAAGCTTGCCGATTTCGATGGGGTTGCGGTCGTCTACCAAGAAAAGAAACACGTCGCGATCACTGGCGAATAGTGTCGTCGTTTCCATGGTAACCGGCACGTCCGGATCATAAACGGCTAAACCGTTAGCGTTCCCGGTCATCATGCCCGGAACCTTCCAACGTCCGCCAGACTGCTCGACTAAGTTTTTAACCGGTTCAATGATTTCCCAGTCAAAAATTCGACCGTAGTCGGGACCAGTCGCCGCACGTAGTTCGCCGCCTTCGTTCTGTGCTCCGTACACTTTCACCAGTTCCCGGCCACGGTTATAGCGCAGTCCCCATTGAATACAGTCCGCCGCCAATGGTGCAGGCAGGTCCCGAAGATATCCGGCAGGCGCTCCCGATAACTGAGACAACTGGCCAAAACTCCAATTGGTCGGGGTGTTCACGTGGTCCCGATAATTGTCGTCTTGGTACTCGATACGCAAATCCCCATAGCTGGGGTTGTTTTGGTCCAGTTCCCCCACAACGTTTATTTTGTGAGTATCAACCGTCCGGCTTGTCATTTGCTGGGCGTCGTTCTTTTTAAATGCCAGCATACTGTTTAACGACAGAAACTTTTGATCGTCCGGTCGGCTAAACCACTGGCTCGATACCGCGCTGTTTCCGATGCCATGCGCGAAGGCATTAGTTTGATAAGTCATAATATTAACTCCGTAGTTAAAAAAACGGGGGCGGAATTGCTCCCGTCCCCGATAATATCCCATATTTTTATATATGGTGCAAGTTAATTTTTTAGAAAGTTATTCCTGCCCAATATCGCCCGCAACATGGTGACGAATAATTGAACGCGGCGGGAGTGACTTCGCAAATCTCAAAAGTTTTTCACCGTCGGTTTCTTCCGGCTGGTCGGCTTGGCTAGTCGCGACCCAATGCAATTTCACGTTTCCGCCGTCGGCATAACATCCGCCGCGAGTATTTTCGCCTGCGGCTTTTTTCTTGGCAGCACCGTGCGCAGTAAATCCGACAATAAAATCGCGATCCAGTCGTGCGCATAATGGGTCACCGTTTCCACAGTCGCGGCAGCTAAACCCGTCACGATATTCTGCGGGGCACCGCACTACCTTTTTATTGAACGGCGCGTCGCCAGATTTTTTACCCTGCCAGAATTTATCGGGTACGACGCAAACGGATGGAACCCCGTTATAAATCGATGCGGATGCAGCACCTAGACTGTCGGCGCTAAAATTAATTACGGTTTTACCCTTGCGCAGTTTTTTGCCCCAGCCATAAACGTTCGGATCAAAATGCGAATATGTAAATGACTGGCCTTTATTAGGTACTGCGTCCAATAACGCGTCAAGATAATCTGCGTCAATTTTTTTTGAACCCTTGCCGCTGCAATTAAGTTTGCAAGCGGCTGGGCACGTTGCATATTTTTCGCCGTTGCCTGCGCGGTAAGTTACTGCGATGCCTTTTGTTTTTTCTGCCCGGCTTATTTCTACTGTTTTCAACATGGATTGCCCTCCGTAGTTGTATAAGATTTATCGCATACCTTACACCATAAAAAAGCCCGCAGTCAAGCGGGCTAATTTTTTGTTTTTTTATTTACGTCTGCGTTTCGGTTTTTGTCGCAGATCGTCTGCTGCATCTTCCCCAAACAGCAATTTATAAATCCATTCAATGATTGCCATCTATTTGCGCCTCCTCGTTATCGAGCCAGACCCAAGCTTGCACCCACGCGCCGTCGCTACTTTTAGAAACCTTTGCATCATTATCGATTTCTATATCGTCACATGCAAATTGATTTCTTGCTCTATCGATCCAGTCGTCAGCCATATCGCTACACCTCCGTAGTTTGTTTATGACTATGGGATTGTATGCGATGTTGTGGGACATATCAAGCTAAAAACATTATCCCAATCAATTTGGCCAGCACAATGAAACAAGGGCTCAACTTTCAAGCCTTCAAGCTTTAGATCAACGGCCTCGCTGCCGGGATACAAAAATAGCTGTTCGGGTTGGTTTTTAGTTTTGTGTTTTCTAACCATCACCCAGACACTTGCGTGACCATGCGTTGTTAACCACGCAACTTGGTGTGGTCGTAAATCTACCGCATTCCCTGCGGTGGCTTTAAGTTCTATGAAATGAAAGTTACCTAGCTCATCACATAACACGACGTCCGGTACTCCGGGCATCGCCCACGTTTCAAGCCGTGTTGCTTTCAGGTTCCTCCCAGTCTTCTCCATCCCCGTCTTCATCTGCCTCCAAAAGTCGGCTTCTCGCTTTGTCGCGGTTCTGGGAATTGCTCTCTCCTTCGGGAGTAACGTCGATAGTGATCGGGGCATAACTTTGTTTTATCTCCTTGAGCGCCTTCAACACTTCATCCTTACTCATACTGTCAATGCTGCCAGTGCGAATCTCGCTCTTGTTTACATAAATGTCACCTTGAGCTTGCCCCCTCCGGTATTCTGCTTGAACGGCGGCACTATACGCACCGTTGTTTAATGCCATATCACGGATCGTTTGTAGATCACGCAAATGGCGTTGGTAGTTGACACCAAACTTTTCATCCAGTTCCGCACGATAAGCTTGGATAGCTGCTACCACGTGCGGGCTAATATTTGCGTTGGTTAATTCATATGCCCTAGTGTGAGCAGAACCTGCGGGATATCCTGCATTGATTGCTGCTTCTCGCATCGTGATCTGACCATCTTTCGATACCAGTTCCTTCACAAACAATTCTTGCTTACGAGTTAGCGGCTGCGCTCTTGTTGCTTTTGGTCTACCCACTCTTTTCTTTCGAATAGGAGCAACAGATTTACTAGGCATTTAATTCTCCAGTTATTTGGCGATAGTTTGCCATAAAATAAACTGCTTTGTATATATACACAAGAAATCAAAAATAAATAAAAAACAATTTGACCCCGCTATACGCAATCTTGTCCTTTCTGGTTACATAAACTCTGGTACGGTTACATTTTTATTTTTAACTTATGTAACTATAAATCTCTATATATAACAAAGCTTTAACTGCTCTGGTCACACGGTTACACCAGTTACACCTATTTTACCAAAAAAATTAATTTTTTATTTTTGCTCTATATATAAGTAAATGGCGTTTATTTGTGCCGTGGACCGTGAGCCAAGAATAGAAGATAATAGGAACCGGCCCGTCCCTTTGGTCCCTTACGCTGAGACACTTCCACTCAGCCCGTCACGCCAGAGGGGCGGGTCACCATCCGCCAAAAAACCATATGG